TTACCGAAAAGTAAAAGCTCGCTACAGAGTTTTCCCGAGCGCATACGCATCAGGAGCAATCGCAAAATGCCGAAAGGTAGGAGCGGCTAATTATGGCACTGGCGGTAAAAAGAAAAAGGCCAAAAAGAAAGCTACTGGCGGCGTAGTAAAAATGATTAACGGAGGGGCAGTTAACAAGGCAAAACGACCGTCTAGCAATCCTAATGTTGCTAGAGGTTGTGGTGCTGTAATGAGTAATAGGCGAAAGGCCACTAAATACTCATAACAGAAAGAAGATAATATGGACCCAGTATCAGCGATGGCAACAGCGTCCGCTGCTTTTAGCGCCATTAAAAAAGGCTTTGCTATAGGTCGTGATATTGAGTCTATGGCTTCAGATTTAGGCAGGTGGATGGGCGCACTTAGCGACCTAGACATGCTAGAGAAAGAGGCCAAGAACCCACCAATATTTAAGAAGTTGTTTGCTGGCAAGTCTGTTGAGCAAGAAGCTATAGAAACTTTTGCCGCTAAACAAAAGGCACAACAGCAACGCTACGAGCTTCAGCAGTGGATTGGCTTGACTCTTGGCAAGTCCAAATGGGATGAATTGGTTCGTATGGAAGGGTCGATTAGAAAATCTCGTCAAGAAACTTTGTATCGCCAGAGACAACGAAGACGAAAGTTTGTAGAGATAGTGGCATGGATATTGATGGGTCTGTTTTCTGTAGGAGTGCTTTATGGGTTTGTAGCATTTCTTAGAGGCACACTAGCTAACGCCACAACTAATCCTGAATATGTTGTTTGCAGATTGAAGGGTTGCGACATTATAGACGAGCAAAGAGTTTGCATATATCATGGTGCTAACAACACTGTTGACAGTGTGTGGCTTGATCCTATTGAATTTTTTCCGAAAGAAATTCAATGTAAGTATGAGCCTAATGAAAAAAAGCCACCTACTGTCCGTGAGACGCTAGATGCGATTAAGAAGTCAAGGGAATAAACAATGGCTGTACGCAAGACGAAAAAGGGCTTGGCACTTAAAAGGTGGTTTAAAGAAGATTGGAAAGACCAGCGCACGGGCAAACCGTGTGGCCGTCAGAAGGGTGAAAAACGGGGTACTCCATATTGTCGCCCCTCTAAAAGAGTTTCCAGTAAGACTCCTAAAACTGCTAGCGAAATGACAGCAGCAGAAAAAAGAAGCAGAATTTCTCAAAAAAAGAGGCTAGGGCAACCAGCAGGTAAGCCGAGAAGGGTGAAATCATTGAAAAGAAAGAAAAAATAACAGACATTATTGAAGAATGGATAATGAATGATCTTAGTGTGGTTGATCTCGGCGCTGGGTTTGCTCCATGTCCTTACGCAAAAAAAGCTTTCACAGATAATAAGTTAAAAATTATTGAATGTGATCAAGATCTATGGAAGCAAGTTGCTAAACAATGTAAGAATTTTGATTCTCAATATTCTGTAGTAATTTGCACACAGGAAGAGCCAACTCAAACATACGAACAGGTTGAGGCTTCTTGCATGGCATTAAATGAATGGTTTGCATTAAATAAATTAGACATTTGGGTATTGGCATTTCAAACAAACTTTACGATGGTTTTTGTGCAGAAGTTATCAGAGCTAGATGATGCTAGTCAAAAGCTAGAAAAAATGGGATACTATGAGAACTATGAGCCTGAAGATTATGTTAAATTAATCTTAAACCGTAGATATGAGTATAGGAGACAGCAAAATGCCGGGTGCTAAGAAAGCAGCAATGAAGCGAATGAAAAATGGTGGAAAAGTCAAGCGCATGAGAGGTGGAGGTGCGACTATGCCAAAACGCATGAAAAATGGCGGAGCAGCCAAAAAAGCAGCCATGATGCGCGGTGGTGGAGGTGTCTCACCTCGCAAGGCCATGGGTATGATGCGTGGCGGTAAGGTCAAGAAGTAATGACTGTTTCAGGGTCAACCAATTTTGAGCTAGATGTAAGTGATTACATTGAAGAGGCTTTTGAGCGTTGTGGTTTGGAAGTTCGCACTGGTTATGACCTAAAAACTGCAAAAAGATCGCTCAATCTGTTATTCGCAGATTGGGCGAATCGTGGTCTTAATCAGTGGACAATAGCTCAAAGAACACAAACTTTAACACAAGGGACATCTAGCTACACTTTAGACGCTGATGTTATTGATGTTTTGTCAATGGTTGTGAGAAGAAGCGATTCTGACTTGTCCATGGCGCGGTTAAGCAGAGACTCTTACTTATCAATTAGTGCTAAAACAACTCAATCAAGACCCTCTCAATTTTTTGTTGATCGACAGATAACTCCAGTTCTTAAAATATGGCCTACGCCTGAAAACAGCACAGATGTACTGATTTACGACTGCTTGACTAGGATTGACGATGCGGACACTTTTACTAATACAGTAGATGTGCCATTTCGCTTTTATCCATGTTTAGCTGCTGGTTTGGCATATTATTTGTCCATAAAGAAAGCTCCTGAAAGAATACAAGTCTTAAAGACTATATACGATGAGGAGTTTGATAAAGCTCAAGCAGAAGATCGTGATAGAGCTTCATTTAGTGTAAGTCCTAACTTGCAATTCTATAAGGTTGGATAATGGGCAGGTTTGCTGTTGGCAAAGACGCATACGGGATTTCAGACAGATCTGGCTTTAGATACCGTCTGCGTGACATGCGCTTTGAGTGGAATGGCCTTCTTGTTGGTAAAGACGAATGGGAAGAAAAGCATCCACAACTTGAGCCTGTGCGCCACACGGTAGATGCAGAAGCATTGCGTAATCCTCGGCCTGACATTGATCAAGGCGAAGACTTTATGGCTTTTGTTGTTTTTACCAACACAGGTCTTGGTATAATAGGAACCGAACTTTCTAGCTTTGAAATCACTGCTAGTGTCGGAACGGTTACGGTGTCAACATGAGCTTTACATACTCCACTTTAAAAACCGCTCTTCAGGAGTGGACAGAAAATTCTGAAACCACTTTTAAGAATAATCTTTCATTTTTTATTAAGAATGGAGAAGAAAGAATTTTAAAAGAGGTAGATCTTGATTATTTTCGCAAAAACGTAACTGGCACGACAACATCTAGCAATCAATTTCTGGCTGTGCCTACCGACTATTTAGCGTCTTTTAGCTTGAGTGTGGAGAACTCTAATTCAAAAGAATTTCTTTTACAAAAAGATGTTAATTTTATGCAGGAATATAATCCCAATTCATCAACCACAGGCACTCCTAAATATTATGCTTTGTATGATTATCAAAACTTCATACTTTCTCCTACGCCTGATGCAAATTATACGGCTGAACTGCATTACTATTATCGTCCAGTTAGTCTAACAGCCAGTACAACTGTACTTACTGTAAGCAGTGTTAGCGGAACTTTTGTTGATAATGAAACAATTACAGGAGCAACAAGTGGAGGCTCCACCACTATTAGCGAAGTGCTAACCTCAACGACTATGAGAATTGTTATTCCTAGTAATAGCTTTACTGTTGGAGAAACGGTGACAGGCGGCACGAGCGGAGCCACAGGAACGGTTGTATCCACAACTTCAGACTCAACTATGACATGGCTTAGTGAGAATGCTCCTAACGCCCTTTTGTATGCTTCTCTTATTGAAGCGTACACTTTCATGAAGGGCGAGACAGACATGCTTCAGCTTTATATTGCTAGATACGCTGAATCCATACAACGGTTAAAAAATTACGCTGACGGTGTAGAAAACACAGACGCATATCGTGAAGGGCTAGTAAGGGCAACTAAAACATGAAAGTCGCAATTGTTGGGCTTGGAGGCAGCTACGCTGACTATATATCGGCGCGAGTTGCTTCTCAAGAATTTGACGAGATATGGGGTATTAACTGCATTGGTGGTATAATCCATGTTGACAGAACATTTATGATGGATCCTGTATCACGGTTTATAGATACAGAAAATGCAGGGTCGCAAACAGGTATTGCCAGAGAGTTCTTGGCAAAGAACACAGCCCCTATTTATTCTTGCATAGAGCATCCTGATTTTCCCGCAATTGAATTGTATCCTTTGGAAAAAGTAACTAAAGACACAGGCATTTGTTATTTCAATAACACTGTAGCTTATGCCATGGCTTATGCGATTTGGAAAAAGGCAGAAAAGATATGTTTGTACGGCATAGACTTTACCTACAAAAACGTAAATATGGCTGAATCAGGCAGAGCCTGTGTAGAGTTTTGGTGTGCTATAGCAATATCAAAGGGCATTAAGCTAGAGGTAGCGCATAGATCTGGGCTGTTAGACACTAATGTTCCTGACAATGAGAAATTGTACGGGTATCATAGACTTGATGATCCTTTGGTTCAAACAGTGCAAGATGGCAGTCTTTTAATCACTAAACAATCAAAGCTTGATCCTCCAGAGCCAGCAGAGGGCGCTTTAGGGGAATCTGAACCTATTATATTTGGAAGGCATGACAATGTTTGATTTAGGCAGTGGCGCAGTTGGAGGCGTAAATATCATAACATCCAATAATGGTGGTTTATCTAACGATCAAATAGCTGATATGGCTGCTAATAAAATTATGTACATATCAGATGATGCCCCAGAGCCGATTAAGTTACAGGCAGAAGCCTTTAAAGACAAAGTAAGAAATTTGGTGCAATATTATGTGGAGTTGGCTAGAAGAGAAGAACGTGCTACTATTTGTGCGAAGGTTCGTGAGGCTGGTCAGCACGAATTAGCTGATGCTATAGGGAGACTGTAATGGCAATTACACAAGCAATGTGTACAGCATTCAAGCAAGAGTTGATGTTGGGTACGCATAATTTCGCAACAAACGGCAACGCTTTTAAGTTAGCCCTGTACGCAGAGGGCGGTGGCGGCAAATCAAGCACCACAGCCACTCTTGGCGCGGCAACAACAGCTTATACCACAACAGGCGAGGTCGCAAATAGCGGATCATATACCGCAGGTGGTGGCGCTCTTACAAAAGTTGCACCAACTACCTCTGGAACAACTGCTCTTACAGATTTTGCGGATATTAGCTTTACCACAGCTACAATCACGGCAATGGGCGCTTTGATTTACAATGATACAAACAGTGACAAAGCAGTTTGTGTCTTGGATTTTACATCTAACAAAACATCTACTGCTGGCACTTTTACTGTCCAGTTCCCTACAGCCGATGCGAGTAATGCCATTATCCGCATAGCGTAATGGAGTAGCATTGTGGCTAATATTACGGGTTGGGGTAGAGGTACTTGGGGTCAAGGTGCTTGGAACCAAGCCATACCCGTTGTTGTTACTGGCGTTTCCGCTACAGGTGCAGTCGGCACTGCCACCGCAATACCGTCTATAGAAGTTAATGTTACCACAGTAGTTGGAACAACTGCTCTTGGCTCTGAAACTGTTACAGGCACTGCGTTAATCGCTGTTACTGGAGTCTCCTGTACAACAGCCGTTGGTGATGAACAGACAAACTGTGCAGCAAACGTGTCTGGCACAGGCGTCACAGCCACTGTTAGCTTTGGTGATGAATCAGTTACTGCTGGAGCATTAGTTGCAGTTACAGGAAATGTTGGCACCAGTGCGTTAGGGTCTGAGACCGTTACGGGCGCTGCGCTCTTGTCTTTGACAGGGGTTAGCGCAAACGGCCTTGCTACTACCGTTCCGACCATAGAATCCAAGTATTCTGTTACGGGGGTTACAGGAACCGCAAATGCTGGTATAGTTCTCGTGTATACGGATATTATTGCTAGTCAAACGCCAAATTGGACTGTAGTTACAACAGTAACAAACGAATGGGAAGAGCAGACTCCTTCTCAAACACCAAATTGGACAGACAAAGCAGCGTAGAGGTAAAATATGGCAAGTTCATTTAGTACCAATCTTGGCATAGAAAAGCCAGCTACTGGCGAATTATCAGGTAGTTGGGGCGATGTCACCAACTTTAACTTTGACATTTTTGACCGAGTAACGGGCGCATCAGATCTTACAGCGTCCGATCTTACCACCGATCTTACTATACGAGCGGCCTCTCCCACTTCTGGACAAAGCAATGTTCAGACAGGCATGTTTGCTGTCATCAATCTTAAAGACAGCGGTTCTGATCTAGGTGGCACTAACGTAGTAACGATTGCGCCAAACACCGCTTCTAAATTCTTTATTATCAAAAATTCCCTTACTGGTAGCCGTAGCGCACAAATCCAACAGGGTTCAGGAACCACAGTAACCATTGCGAACGGCAACACGGAGATTTTGTTTGCTGATGGGGCTGGGTCCGGCGGAGGCGTGGTCAGTGTTGGCGACAGCCTTCAGTTAACAAACAATGCAGACGTTGCGGGTTCGGCAACGGCTTTAGCCATAGCTTTGGGATAGGAGTAAATCATGGCAAACGCAGCGAGTATTTCAATTTCGGCAACGATGTTGCCAGATGAGATAGCGGCAACGCTATCAGGGAGTATGACGGTTACTCCTGATGATGCAAATGACAAGTGGTATTACAAGAAGACGATTGTTACGACCACTTCTGCTGATTTGATTGCAGGATCCTTTCTTGATTATACGGCAGTTGACCAAGATACGGCTCCAACAGCGGTTGCAACGGGCGACAAGGTGAAGTTCTTGTTTGTTCAGAATCAGTCTACGGCAGACGGTATCATGCTTTCGATTGATGCGGGTACAGCGGCTCATAACCTTGCGGACGGTATCTTCATTGGTCCGTCACAGACATGGTTTTGTCGATTGCCGAATGTGACTGTTGCAGACCTTCACGCTATTTCAGCCGATATTGATGGCACTGGTGATGCGTCAGCCAACGCCATTGTTATCGCTTTACTTGACGATGTAGGTTAAGGGGTAGGGTCATGGCTAATACATTTAAGAACAAGGTGTTCAACGGATCGAATGTAGTCGCGGCTAATGACATGACCGTCTACACCGTTCCTAGTAGCACGACTACGGTTGTTATTGGCCTGACTCTAGCGAATACATCAACAAGTCAGATTACCGTGGACATTAAGCTCAACGCTGGACAGGTGGTGCATCTTGCTAAAGATATACCTATCCCGGCCTCGTCTAGCTTTGAGTATATGGCAGGTAACAAAGTGGTTATGGAAACGGGGCATAGCCTCATTTTAAACTCTGACACGGCTAACAGCCTTGACACAGTAGCGAGTATTATGGAGATCACCTGATGCCGTATTATGGTAATAATCCTGCTACAAACTTTGAGAGCATTCCGTCTGTTCAAGAGTTTAGCGGTGATGGTAGCACAACTACGTTTACCCTTACGACCTCTGTAAGCTCCGCGCAAAGCATACTGGTTTCCGTAGACGGCGTTATCCAAGAAGCAGGAGACGCTTATACAGTGCCAGATGGCACAACGCTTACTTTTAGTGCGGCTCCTTCTAGCAACTCCGGCAACAACATCTTTGTTAATTACCTCGGTAATCTCCTTGGTACGGTAACTCCTGCCGCAGAGAACAAGGGCAACTTTAAGTCTGGCGGCATCTTTCGTACTAATTCACAGAGCCTGACAACTAGCACAACCATACTGGCAACAGAAAACGCCAACGTGACAGGCACCTTTGCCGTATCTAGTGGCGTGACGTTGACCATCGAATCTGGCGGGAGGTTGGCGGTTATATGAGTACGATCAAAGTAGACACTATCCAGAAGGCTAACGGCACTTCACAGATAGGTATTGATAAGATTGGTGGCGTGACTGCTGCTGGCACAATAAACGTAATTGCAGAAGGTGGTACGAACACTACTAATCTCGCAAATGGTTTATTGAAAGCATGGGATTATTATGATGGGAGTGCATCTGGTGCCGCTTCATATGGCGACAGTCTAAATATTGCATCGACTACAGATAATGGTACGGGCGACTATACCCATGCTTTCACGAATGCTATGGCTACTGCAAGTCAGTATGGTGCAATTACATCAGGCCATAGAAGAAACGGCGGTCCCGGAGACGGCCCAACTGCTCATGCGACAGCAAGTGTAACTCATCTTGTTCATAATGACGCTGGCAGTGCGGCAGACCAAACTGGTCTAAGCCTTTGTGTATTTGGAGACTTAGCATGAGTACCCTCGTAGTAGACACACTCACTGGCAAGTCCACTGCCACGACACTCACCATCGGTTCAACGCCCGTGGTCAGTGCATCGGCTAACTCATTGACTATCCGTGGGGAGGGTAGCAATCAGACTAGTGTGCAGCAAGGGCTAGCAAAAGTGTTTTGTACACACAATAGCAGCACTGCAATTTTAAATAGCCATAATATTTCTAGCTTAACAGACCAAGCAACAGGAATTACAAATCATAATTATACAAATAGTTTTTCTGCTGCTGACAATCAATCTCCTTTAGCTATGTGTGTTCCCGGAACAGATACTTTAGAAAGACCACGTGGCTCTACTATAGCGTCAGGATCAATGTTGATTGTTAACGAAGAAGTTGAAGGAAGTACAACAGATAGAGATGCAGACAAGCTATTCTTTACATCACATGGAGACTTAGCATAATGGCATTCGGTACACTCGCCTTTGACACTCTCCAGACCAGCGACTCCAAGAACACTGGCACGAACAAGACGCTTGATACTAGCTTTGTTTACAATGGTAGTGCAAAATCTTGGTGTAATTACGCTTCTGCAGCTAGTTTTACCGTGCATGAAACTTTTAATGTAAGTTCCGTCACTGACGGCGGTGCTGGGGCTGGGCAACCTCAATTCACTAATAATATGGCAAATGCTAAATATGCTGTTGGGCTGGGTTCTAACATGGACAACATGAAATCAAGCGGGAATAACAGCACTACTGAATATTATCTTACCACAATGAACTCTAGTCACTCTGCAACGGATGGAAGTGTTACAATGGGGCAAGTTGAAGGAGACTTAGCATAATGGACACACCAGAATTTCAAGGCACACACTTATGGGATAGGCTTTGTTGGGCCAAAGAAACCCTAGAGCCGCATCAGTCTGACTACCGTGTAGTGTACGAGGACAGCGTAGACGAATGCGCTAAGATACTGGTTCCAGACCCTAACTGGATGGCGTGTGCGCTACAGGGCGGTATCCTGCCACCTGTTGAGGCTTACTGGGAGCTTGCCAAAGACGAGGCAGAACCCGGATTTACCAAGCACACCCGTGGTTATTTGCTCCACAACACCAAGCCTGTAGAGGCGATGACCGAAGAGCAAGCCATTGAATATCTTATAATGAAGGACTGCCCACAATCTGTGTGGCTCGACTACAATAGCGGAAACAAGCCAAAGATGGTAATATGCCGCAAGGAACAGCTTCCAGCGACTCGTGAGTGGCGCAATGCTTGGAAGATAAGTGAAGACCTAGCCACTGATGAAACTGTAGCCGCATAGGAGAAACCTGATGGCAACAACATATATCGTAGACAAGGACGGTAGTCAGATTGATGCGTCAACCGCTACCGTTCCATCAGACCGTCACTTTCGTAACGCATGGTCACTTTCTGGCACAGTCATTTCTGAAGACATGACCGCCGCTAAAGTCATCTTCAAGGACAAGATCCGTGAAGTACGCACACCACTACTTGCAGCAGAGGACGTTGTGTACATGAAGGCTTTGGAAGCCGCTGATAGCACAGCACAGGCTGCGTCTGTAGCCAAGAAAAAGGCACTGCGTGATGCACCTGCTGCTTCTGCAATCGGTAGCGCAGACACGATTGCCAAGCTCAAGGCAGCTTGGGATACGTCTGTGTTGGGCGACTCGCCTTACGCATAAGGAGATAGAAGGTGGCATTAACTCAAGTAAACAGAGGCGGGTTAAATACTGGTATTTCTGATTCTAGTGATGCCACCTTTCTCACAGTAGACAGTTCTGAACAGGCTGTAATAAAAACCGAAAACGGTGCTACTACTACAAGTGTGCAGCAGGGTCTTACTAAACAATGGTGCAACTTAGATGGTGCGGGAACTATTGGTATCAACGACTCGTTCAATGTGTCCAGTGTTACTGATAACTCTACAGGAAACTATGGATTTACCTGCACTTCTAATTTTTCAAATATATACCATACTCCTGCTGGATCGTGTCAAGCTGTAGGAAATTATTCTTCTGTTGATTTGCCAAGTCAACCACTAACTACAGGATATCCTAATCTTAGATGTTTTAATATAGATGCGTCTGGAATAGACCCTGACCCTGTAACCTATAAAAGTTGTGGAGACCTTGCATAATGCCCTATATAGGTAAATCCCCAGAGTTCGGTGTACGGAATCGCTTCCAGTATCAGGCTACGGCTGGTCAAACCAGTTTTAGCGGATCTGACGCTAATTCTCTGACGCTTATCTATAACGATAGCCTGTACATGGACGTATACCAGAACGGTGTGCTTCTCGTACCCGGCACTGACTACACCGCCACGACAGGCACAACCGTGGTGCTGGTTACAGGAGCCTCGACCAACGACATTGTTGAGATGGTGGTCTACGATGTCTTTACCGTGGCTAACAGCTACACCAAGACGGATTCCGACACACGTTATCCCTTCAAGGGCAACAACTCCATCATCCGCTTGAATGGTCAGACCATCAGCGCAGACATCACGATTGACAGCGATGAGAACGGTGTGTCGGCAGGACCGATTACACAGAGTGCTACCGTCACTGTTAACGGATATTGGAGTATTGTATGAGTAGCGTACTGAATGTAGACACGATTGCTAATAAGGCTGGTAGTGGTCCCGTTGCGTTGACAAAGCAGAGTGCGGCAAAGGCTTGGGTAAATTACACTTTAGCCACCAGCACCACTGCTCGTGATTCTTTCAATATTAGCAGTTTGACGGATGCGGGAACAGGTCTGACTAATCCTATATCATTCACAAGTAGCATGGTTAATAACGATTATTCTGGTTCACACTTTGCAAACGCAGCCTCAGCAGGGGATGCGTACACTAATTTTGCTAATGATTATGTTGGGGGGTTTGGAACTTTTACCACAAATAGTTACGGCACTACGTCATACGATTCAGATTCTTATGAAGATGGGCAACAAAACTGTGACATAATAATTGGAGACCTCGCATAATGGCTAGCCAACTTAAAGTAGATACAATCACAGGAGTAACCACGGCTGGCTCTATTGCGGTGACAGGCGAGGGCAACTCGACCACAACGAATTTGCAGCAGGGGCTGGCAAAGGCGTGGGCTTGTCAGTCAACTCATGGTGGCTCTTTTAACGATAGTTATAATTACTCATCAGCTACAGATACAGCAACAGGCAAAACCACCTACGCCTTTAGTAATAATTTTGCAAATGCGGATTATGCAGCGTGTAATACTCATTACAATCGTGCTGCTGGTCCTTCAGACGCTGCACACCATACTACATCTCA